GATTCAGATTTTTGGCAAGATTTCAGTTATCAAATTAGAACTACTGTTGAAGCTTCAAAGTGGGAAAACTCATTCTCCCGATTAGTTCATCCTGCAGGAATGAAGTTTTTTGCATTAGTAAGTATAACATCAATTTCGCGAAGTCGATGGGATCGACTTGAAACATATGAGCAAACACCTGACGATAGCGAAGCGTGGTTTGCATCTTTAAGACCTCCTAGACTTCGTGGGATCGATTCATATGAAGGATCACACACACCAAAATACCAGCCTGGTTGGTTATCGACATATATTAATGAGCTTATCATTTCAGTTGCTGAAAATTATTATGATACTCCGAGCGAACCTAATGAATCGACATTAGATCGCGTAATTAATATTAAAACGAAGTTGCAATCTGTGACGACAAATTGGTCAAACCAGATTAACGCTGAACAATATTATGAACGAGGTTTTTGGGATGATCCAGCAGAACTTTCTAATTTGAATATTCTTCAGGAACCTCTTTCAGTGCTCATCAATGAATATCAACAAGAATACGAAGCAAATAGACTTGAAGCTGAAGAAGCTCCTCAACCTGCTACTATTATTGACTAATTAAAAATTACTGTTAAAAAACATTATAAATAACTTTAAAGAAAAACAATTATGCCTGCAATTATTACAGACGATTTTCGAAGAAATCAAGCGAAACTTTTAGTAAACGATATTAAAGCATCAGCTGATTCTAATTTTGATTCACCAGCTGGAAACTCAAATGAGAGTACCTGGCCATTTAGAGGTAACAATCGTTATTCCATTGGTTTAGGTAAGTCTGATCCGTGGGAAGATAATAGTGGAGGTGCTAGTGAAGGAGATAGCGGATTTGTTGTTCCAACTCCACAGGGAACTATCAAAGAAGACCATGATGTGATTTCTAACCTTTCAACATTAAAAGATGTTCCACAAAATGGAGTTAAACAACTTATCGCAAAAAACCCTTGGACTTCTGGCAGAAAATATAAAGTTTACGATGAAGCTGATGATGATATGTTTTATACTACAGGAGAGTTTTATCCTTGTGCAGTAACGTATAACAATAAAGTTTATCTTTGTCTTTCTAATACTGCAACTTCTGCAGATTTTACTTCAGTCGCTGCTTCAACCACAGCTCCATCTGCTGCTAATAATTACGGAATTAGTTCTAGTGGTGATGCTCAAGGGTATGTCTGGGCTCATGTTGCTGACATCGATTCAAATGATCCTCTTACAACTAATCAATTTGTTCCTATTAATGGTTCACCCACAGTGTCTGATTCTGAGAAACAAAGAACTGGAGGGCTTATTAGCCATATTGGTATCGTTGATGGTGGAAGCGGATATACTTCTGCTCCGTCAGTATCATTAATAGCAGTTAAATATGACGGAACTCAAGCAGTTACAGCGTTTAATGTTATAGCTAGAGCTATTGTAGAAGGAGGCGTTGTTACACGTATCGACCTTGAAAATGCTGGTGAAAATCCGGATACTCTTGGATCAGAGAGTTATTGGTCAACTGATGCTAGTGATTATTTAACATCAACTGTAAATGAGCGTATTAAATATGTGACAGTTTCATTTAGTGGTGGTGGAGGAAGTGGAGCAAAAGCTTACACAACAGTTGCTCCTGTCGATGGTTTTGCCGCTAATGCAATTAACATTCTTCCAACTTGGTTTGTTGGTATAAATGTTAATTTTGAAAATTCAGAAAGCGATAATGATTCTGCAATTGTTGATTTTAGACAAGTATCTCTTTTGAAGAACTTCGACCGAGAAGCCGATAGCGGAGATACTACTCTTGGTGTTTTAGATGCTCTTAAGTATGTTGTTCTAACATCACCAAATACATCAAACATTAATAATCTTTCTCAAGGTGATGTTCTTACATGTGGGTCATCAAAATTTTATTTTGATTATTATGATTCCTCTTCTAATAAACTTTACTATCATCAAAATTCTAATGCTGATGTAAACTTTATAAATCCTCCTGCTTCGACTGCAGTCACTGAAGCATCTAATGCTATTGGTACTACTGATTCCACAGGTTATAATAGACCTGAGTACAATGCATATGATTCTCCACCATCTGGTAGTATAACGAACGGAGAAGTTATTTTCCACGAAAATAGAACACCATTTTCTCGAGGTTCTTCACAAACTGAAGAGGTGAAGATCATCATTCAATTATAATAAATAAACTTTATGGCAATCACCACATATTCTGACGCTCCGTATTTTGATGATTTCGATCAAGACGATAAGTATTTGCGTATCTTATTTCGTCCAGGTAGGAGCGTTCAAGTAAGAGAACTTAATCAGCTTCAATCTAATATTCAAGATCAGATTGATAAGTTTGGCCGTCATGTGTTTAAAGAAGGTGACCGTGTTTTAGGAGGTTATACGACATATGATTCAAGTATTAGAAGTATTGGTGTTGATCTTGGTTCAGAGTCAGTAACTTCAGCAGAACTTTCTGCATTAGCTGGTAAAGAAATCAATAATGGAAGTAACTGGAGAGCTAAGATTCTAAAAGTAGAATCTGTAGGAGATCCAATTACCGGTTATCGTTTTTATGTTAAGATTATTGGCGGAGACAGTTTTGATAGTATTGCAGATGAAGATACTTTCGTTCTTTCAGCTGGTGAAGATAGTGTAACAATTGCAGGATCTACAATTTCAGCTGGAGCTCAATTAGGATCATATGAAACTGATGTTGATGAACTTGCTTACGTTGGCGGTATTTTTCAGGATGAAGGTGTATTCTTTATTAAAGGGCATTTTGTTCATACTGATGCGGCAACAGCATTTTATGAAAAAGCAACTTCGACAACAAAATTAACAGGATCTGCTATTTTTGATGTTGTAGAAAGCATTGTAACAAGTTCCTCAGATTCTTCACTTAATGATAACGCAAATGGCGAGCCAAATGTTAATGCGCCTGGTGCAGATCGTTATAAGATATCTTTAGATCTTAAGTTTATTCCTTCAGATGATACTAACGTAGCATCTAATCAAAAAAGAATTAAACTTCTAGATGTTAAGGAAGATAAAGTTGTCAATCCTGCCCGCACTGAATATAGTGAGCTTGGTAAAGCACTTGCAGAAAGAACACAAGAAGAAAGCGGTTCATACGTTGTCAACCCATTTAAAAACGAAGTTCGTGAATACTTCAACGATGAATCCGGTAATCGTGGTAAATATACTGACGATGAAATTTTTAACTCTCCCGGAACTCCTCTTATTTCAGGTGTTACTGATACTGCAACTGCTGAAACTGAAGGTAAGAAAAGGTATATTGTAGGTGTTGAACCCGGAGTTGCATACGTTCAAGGATATCGCGTAGAGCTTGAAGATAAGCAAGATGTTGTTTGCGATAAAGGAAGAGAATCTTCCGATGAAGGAACTAAATCTAATTATAAACTTTCAGTCAATCGTGGGCAATTCATTGAAGGATCCTTTACTGATTCAGATACTGATTTAGAAATCGCAGCTGTCGATAGTTTTCTTTTTGCGCCAGATGAGGAGTATAAACTTTTTGCTGATTATAATTCTTCAACCTTAATCGGAACTTGCCGAATTCATGCAATTGAAAATACAGGTATCGATAATATTTCTGGTAATTCAACACCAAATGAAACTCAAGCTACTAAAAAACTTTATATTTTTGATATAAAGTTAGAAGCTGGTAAAAAGATTAACAATGCAAAAGCCCTTGCATTAGATGCATCTGCTACGGCCGCTACCTCTAATACAGTTTTACATAATAGTAGTGGCTTTGAACTTAAAGAAATAACAGAAAACGCTTCTCGCATGGTATATCCACTTGGAGGATATGATATAAAAACTGTTGATGTTTCTAATGCAAAGCGTATCGTTCAAAAGCGTTATTCAGATGCTACATCGACGACTGCTGGAACTATTACTATTACTGCTGCAGGAAATGATAATTTTACAAGTACAGATCCAGAAGATTACGTAATTATTCAGAATAACGCCGGAACTGATAGTGCAGATGGAGAAACATTTGCAAAAGATGTTTCAATTGCTGGAAAGGTTGCTACAATTAAACTTCGGCGTGCAGATGGGGATGAACCGACAGCTGCAAATGTTAATAAAGTTGTTGTGCTTGCTCCTGTTGAAGTACCTACTACACTCGGTATTAAAACGCAAACATCTACAACATACACAGAAGCAAGAACATTAGGCCATGGTGATATTATCACTTTAGATAAAATTGATGTTTATAATATAACAGGTGTAACACATAATAGTGTTTCATTACCTATTTCAGATTTTGAATTGATTACAGGCCAGAGTGATACTCACTATGGATATTCTCAAGTTATTTACAAAGGATCATCAAGTTTAAAATCTGCAGATTTGGTTGTTAGTTTTGATCATTATGCCCATACAACTTCTGGGGTGTTTGCAGCTAATTCTTATACAACTGATGGTACGACACTTGTTGATTTGGAAGACATTCCACGTTATGAAAATCTCAAACTATCAAATTGTTTAGACTTTAGACAATCAATTGAGATTTCAGTTGAAGGTGGAGAGACCAAACCAAATTCAGTTTCTGACATCGATTTCACATATTATAAACCTCGCCGTGATATTATTGCGTTATCTCAATTAGGTGAACTTAAATATGTAAAAGGTAGTGCGTCTGAAAATCCAGTTTATCCTCAAACGCCTTCCGATTCTTTAACACTTTATAAGATCGATAAGCCGGGATATTTGTATTCGCTTAACGATTTAAATATTGAAGCACTCAATAATCGTAGATATACGATGAGCGATATTGGAGATCTTGAACAGCGTATTCAAAATCTTGAATATTATACAGCATTATCGCAATTAGAATCTGAAGCTGCTGAAACGCAGATTAATGACGGTGACGGCCTCCCAAGATTTAAAGGTGGTATTATAACTGATTCATTCAGAGGCCACGGCGTTGGAGATACTAATAGTGCTGGTTATCGTGCTGCAATTGACCGCGATAACTTTACAGCCCGTCCAATGTATCTTTCTGATAATGCTCGTTGGAGTTATATTAGCGGAATGGGTGCAAATGGTCTCAGTGTTACTTCTTGGAACGGAGAAAGTATTTCATCAACTACAGCTTATTCCGGAAAACGCAAAAACTCTCTCACACTTGACTTTATTGAAAAGGTATTGGTTGATCAACCATTTGCATCGAATCATATTAGTGTTAACCCATACGATGTTGCAACATGGAGCGGTAACCTTGAACTTTCACCATCTAGTGATGAATGGAAAGATGTTAATAATGCTCCTGAAATTATTACTAATATTGATGGTGATAATAGCGCTCTTCTTCAAGAGATTGCCAATAATCCAAATATATTAGGTACTGAATGGAACGAATGGGAAAGCCAATGGGCCCCAGGCCGCAGAGGCTTAAGCAATACATTTAGTGAAGATGAGCGTATTTCAAGAACACGCGCTCTACGTAGAACATTCCGTAGAGAGCTTCGCGAAGGTATTCAAACATCTCTTGTGGAAAACTTCCAAAGAGAAGTAATAGATGACAAAGTATTAAATGTCACCTTTGTTCCATTTATTCGCTCACGTAAAGTATACTTTAAAGCAAGTATGCTTAAGCCGAATACTACTTTCTATCTTTATTTTGATGATGTTAACATTACATCTTATGCAGTTGATGGAACTGTTGGATCTACATTCCAATCATTTGGTGGAAACGTTGCAAGTACTGGCGGTACTGATGTTGAACGTTTTGATGGACAGACTACTATTAGTGGAGCAGACGGAAGTATTGTAACAGATGGTGCTGGTGAAGCTGAAGGTTGGTTTGTTATTCCTAATAACGACACTCTTAGGTTCCGTACAGGTTCACGTCAAGTTAGACTCACCGATAATGCAAACAATAACAGAGTACTAGAACTTTCCGCTGCAGAAAGTACTTACCATGCAAAAGGATTGTTAGAAACTCGTCAACAAACAATTCTTTCAACCCGGCAGCTTGTCTTAGAAAGAACACGAGCTCAGGAGAGTAGGAACGTTTTAGTGAGTGAACGTGTTGTCCGCAGAGATCCTATCGCACAAACGTTTATGATTGGAAATGAGCCAACAGGTATTTTCCTTTCTTCAGTTGATATTTTCTTCCAAGCGAAAGACCCAAATCTCCCTGTTGAACTGAGTATTGTCTCTGTTGAGAACGGAATTCCTACGCAAAAGACAATTCCATTTTCAAAGGTAACTAAACTTCCTGCTGACATCTGGCCTTCAGGTGTTACTGCAAATGCTACTGCTGCGGTCGAAACAAAGTTCATGTTCGATACACCAATTTACTTACAACCTGGTGTTGAATATGCGATTGTTCTTCTTTCGAATAGTGCAAGGTATCGTGTATGGCACGCTGAAGTCGGTGGTACAGATGTTGGAACAAACGCTGAAACTATTAATAAGAACGTTAATATGGGTGTTCTTCTTAAGAGTCAGAATGCTTCAACATGGACACCTGACCAAAATAAAGATCTTAAGTTTACATTAAATCGTGCTGATTTTAAGACAACTTCTCAGACAGGATTATTTACTGGTCTTTCACCACAAAGAGGACAAGTTACATATATTAATGTTACTAATGGAGGTTCTGGATATATTGCTGGTCCTCCTGCAATAACTATTGGAGGAGTAACAAGCGGCGGCGCTTCAACACAAGCAACTGCTAAAGCCTTTGTTAAAAAAGGAGGTGTTATTGACTATATCGAAGTTATAACAAACGGTGTTGGTTATACGGGTGTTCCTGATGTTGCTATTGCTGCTCCTAGTGAAATTAGTATTGCTGCTGATGGGACAGCAACCGATATTAGTGATACCGGTTCTACACCTAATTCAATTATACTCCCTTCTAACGTAATTGAAGCTGCTAATGGCCAACAATTTACATACAAAACTAATGGAGGAAATGCAATTGGCGGTTTAACGAATAATACGACATATTATGCAAAAACTATTGATTTAAATGGTATCGAGGTTTCGCATAGTAGAATAATTCAACTAAGTACAACTGAAGGAGGATCTATAATTGATATAACTAACAACGGCGGAGCACCACAAACCCTTCTTCCAGTTTCAACAGCTACTGCAACTGCTGAAGTTGATGTATGGAAAGCTTCCGCATATCTTCCCATTATTCAAGATATGCTTCTTCCAGAATCAAACGTTGATTACACCTTGAACGATAGTGCAACTGATGCATACACAGTATTTCCTGGAGAATTAATTTATACAGGTAAGCGTGTTACGCATGATTCTACTAGTGCTCATAATGGTTCTGGTGCAGACCAGTTAAAACTTCAGGCTGAACTATCGACAACAGATTCTAGGATTTCTCCTATAGTTGATTTAGATCGTATTTCACTTGTCACATTTGATAACATTGTTAATGATTCAAGTGAGTTTGAAACGACAGAAGACGATGGCCAATGCGCTGCAAGATATATTACAAAAAGTGTAAAACTTGAAACTGCATCTGATCAGGTTGATGTTTACTTTGACGCTGTCCGACCAAACGAATCTACATCGATTGAAGTTTATGCTAGATTTGGTAATAGAACTTCTGATAATTCTTTCAATGCTATTCCATGGACTAAGATTGAAACAAACAGCGAAGTTCCAATAAGTTCAAACTATCAATTTGGTGAAGTACATTACGAAGGTTCAGTAGATGAAGAATTTGATCAAGTTGCTATTAAGATTTTGTTTAAGTCTTCAAACCGAGCATTTGTTCCTGAAATTAAAAACCTTAGAATTATTGCATCGTTATAATGGATAAAAAATATGTTAGAAAATCTCCCGGTATAATTATTAACAAAGACCGAGCAGGTTATAATGCAAGAATGGTGGCAAAGAAAAATATTAAAAATCAGCAATCCCAAAGTAAAGAAATTAAATCATTAATGTCTGAAATAGAAGAGCTGAAACAATTAGTTAACAAATTAATATTAGATAAATAGTAATTATGGCAATGGACTCAACAAATTTCGATACCTTTGATTCACCAGCTGGTGGTGTAGAGCTTAGTGATAATTTAAACGATTGGCGTAAAAAGACCAATGGTATTATTCAGAAAATTACAGCTCTTCAAGCAGAAGTCGATTCTGGTGATATCGATGATAATGCTGTTGTTCTAGGAAAGCTTGAACAAATAGCAAATTTAAAGGTATTAGGAAATATATCTGGTTCTTCTGCAGATGTGAGTGAGGTTTCTATTCTTGATGAAGATACCTTTTCAAGTAATAGTGCGACTGCATTGGCTACACAACAAAGTATTAAAGCATACGTTGATAGCATTAAGCTCTCTAAAACATATAGAATAATTTCTGCGAATGTTGATCGATCTACAACTGGAAATCAATCAGCTGATGAGATCGCGGGTTGTGTTACTTCTACTAGTATTCTGTCACCAGAGACCAAGTTTCAGGATGCAGGAATATATGACAGTGATAGTACATCTGCTCCATCATCATTAGACTGGTCAGACATTCTTCCAATGACGTTTGCTTCCAATGTAGAAAAAACGATTATTAGAGCACGATGGAATTGGGACGGAGCTGGCGGCAGTGAAGAAATGAGTAACGGAACAATTGTTATTGATTGGGAAAATAGTAAAATCTTTGGATCTGTTATTACAAATTATGAAAATGAAATTCACATCGTTTTACCACAGACAACAATTTTATCTTCAGCTACTAATTATGACTTTCAAGATTATGTTGTAACAGGATTCTCACCGGATATGAGAATCGGTATTACTGGATCAACAAAAACAATTACTAAGCTACCGTGGTTTACACTTTCAAATTCTACCAATACTTCAGTTGATGCAAAAAGCCCCGATGAAGCTCAATACGAAATAGAAAACCACATCCGCGGATAATTATATGGCAACGTATTCAAACATATTTATTGATCAAGGATCAAACTTTAATACTTCAATCGACCTTTCAGATTCGACTGATCTTAATTTGACGAATTATACTGCAGCCGGAACTGTTGCTAAGTCGTATGATGGTACAACAAAGGCGACATTTTCAACTAATATAGATTCTGAATCTTCTACAGTAAGTATTTTCTTAAACGCGTCACAAACTGCAGGTTTGAAACCAGGCCGTTATGTTTATGATGTAATCATTGTATCGCCCGATAGTCCAGCCATTGTAACAAGAATTCTAGAGGGTCAGATTGATGTAACGCCTGGAGTCACTTTCGACTCATCTGCCCCAGAATCATAATATGTCAATAAGAGCCAAGGTAGTCACACAGAATACAATCAATGCTCAGGTAAATCCTGATAAAAAGATTGTACCTAAACAAGTTTCTTCTGGTGGTGGAGGTGCCGCATTGACTGATGGTGATGGCATTTCAGATCTAAATTATAATGGAGCTTCTCCAAAAACAATTTCTGTTGATGATACTGTCCTTAGGACAACTGATGACACGGTTGTAAAAACAACAGGAGATCAAACAATTGAAGGAACAAAAACTTTCACTGACACTGGATTAAATCAGCTTAGTGACGTAACAATTACAAGCGTCGGAGATGATGATCTAATAAAATATGATGGAAGCTCATCAAAATTTATTAATACTAATATTATGGACGGTGGAAACTTCTAAATATATAAATAGAAAAAAGTTAACTTAAATAGAAACATTTCATGGCTAATACAATTAGAATTAAAAGAAGATCATCATCTGGATCTAACGGTGCACCATCTTCATTGAAGAATGGTGAATTAGCATATAACGAATCAGATAATACTTTGTATTATGGTTACGGTGATGACGGTAGTGGTAATGCAACATCTATTCCAGCAATTGCTGGTGAGGGGTTTATTGATGGAAATTACGTTACATTAGACACTACACAAGATATTAATGGTTCTAAAACCTGGCTTACTGGGAACACTGTTACATTTAATAGCGGAAGTACTGTTAATATTGCAGGAACATTTCAATTGGATGGAACAGAAGTCACATCTACTGCTACTGAACTTAATCTTCTTGACGGAATTACTGGTGTTGGTATCTCTCAGAATAATATTTTTAAAGCGGACACTGGTATTGCTGATAATGATTTCTTAAGAGTCAATGGTACAGTAATTGAAGGACGTTCTGCAGCCGAAGTTAAAGCAGATCTTAACCTTGAGATTGGTACCGATGTTCAAGCACAAGACGAACTTTTGCAAGATATCGCAGATATTAGCGGCACTGCGACCGTAGCAAACCAATTTATTGTATCTACTGGTGTTGGTACGTTTCAACTCGAAAGTGGTGCTACAGTACGAACAAGCATTGGCCTTGGAACTGCTAATTCACCAACATTTACTGGTTTAACTCTTAGTGGAGATCTTAATATTGATGGTGGTGATATAACATCAGATTCTAGCACATTTAATTTCCTTACTGATAATGCTTCTGTTGAATCACTTAATATCGGTGACTCTGGTGGTAATTTAGCAACAACATTTCCAGGTCTTGTAGATATTGATAGCGGCTTAAATGTAGGTGCTAGTGATGAGTTTAGTGTTGATGCATCTGGAAATATTTCTACCTCAGGAACACTTGCAGCTAGCTTTGCTGCAGCTACTACAGATACAGATGCATTCTTAGTTAGCGATAGTGGTACTGTTAAAACGAGAACAGGAGCACAGGTTCTTAGCGATATCGGAGCTCAAGCTTCAAATGCTCTTTTAACAGATATTTCAGGTCTTACTATTGCTGATGGTACATTCCTTGTTGGTAATGCTTCTGGTGATATTGTAGCTGAAAGTGGTGCTACAGCACGGGCTTCTCTTGGTGTCGATCCATCAGGAACAGACAACTCAACAGATGTTACACTGACCGGTATTTATGATTATATTACTATTAGTGGTCAAGTAATTACAAGAGGTCAGATTGATCTTACAACTGATGTAACAGGAGCTCTTCCAGCAGCAAATGTTGGAAGCCTTCCTGCATCCAAGATTACGAGTGGCACATTTGCTAATGCTAGAATTTCTTCGGGAAATGTTACTCAACACCAAAACAGTATTACGAGCGTTGGTACTCTTGATGATCTTCAAGTTACTGGTGATGTTACTGTTTCAACTGGAGATGTTGTAATTACAGCTGGTAATTTAGTTGGTCCTTCAACATTCTATATTGATCCTGCTCCTAATGATTCTCCACATGACAATTCCCCAGATAGCCCAGCTCCTACTGGAAAAGTTGTTATTCGAGGAGACCTTCAAGTTGATGGTACGACAACAACAATCAATTCAACTGAGATTTCTATCAATGACAAGAACATGGTTCTTGCAGATGATCAAACAGATTTATCAGGTGTTGATAATGCTGGTTTATATCTTGGTGACGACGGCGCAGGGGCTGGTGAAGTTAACTTTGTTTATGATAACTCGAATACTAGAATGGAACTTACTGGAACATCTAATATTGGACTTTATGTTTCAGGAGGACTTCAAGATACTGTTATCGATGGTGGCACGTTCTAAAAAATACACTATACATAACGTATAAATAGATATCGTAGGGTGGTAAATCCTACGATATTTTATTATATACTCTGAGCTCTATAGCTCTTCTTTACCGATTCTATAATCATGTCAAACACAATTATTCTTAAGAAGTCAGGTGTATTAGGAAAAGCTCCT